CTTACACAGATGAGGTCGCAGGTTCGAGCCCTGTTCCGCCCACAGTAATAAACCATCGTCCTGTTATTGTACCAATCCCGTAGAGAAGCGTACTCAGGTTATACAACGTCCTTGTAACAAATGTAACCGGAGGCTTGTTATCTATGGAAATTCTAACCGCTTGTTCTGCCCTTTGTCTGGCCCGCGAGGCTGATGGTCTCTCACCCGAAACCCTCAATATTTACCGCTGGGGTCTCAAGAAAATGGCCGTGTTTATATCCAAAGAAATTGATGAGATCACCAAAGACGATCTGGTCAATTGGTTTGTTTCTCTGCGCAAATCCGGATTATCCGAATCATCCGTGCATATCGCCTGGCGTGCTATGCGTGCCCTCTTCCGCTGGGCATTGGAAGAAAAGAAAATTAAAACACGTCCGGATTTGTCCATCCGTAAACCGGTCGTTCCGGAACCTGAAGTGCATCCGTTCAGCAATGAGGAAGTAAAAAGAATGTTGGTCGCCTGCAAGTTCATGGCAGAGGCAAAAACAAAGAACCGTAAAACTTTCGTTATGCAGCGTCACACAGAAAAGAGAGACCGCGCCCTGGTGCTCTTCCTCTTGGATACTGGTTTGCGTGCCTCAGAATGCGGCCGTATCCGCTACGAAAACATAGATTTGCGCGAATGTACCGCCGAGGTCAAACCCTTTCGCAGTGGTAAGAAATCCAAGCCACGCACCGTGTATTTTAGCCGGTCCACAGCCAAAGCCCTGGCCAGTTATGTTAACGGTTTTTCTAATATCAAAAAGACCGATCCCCTGTTTATGACGGAGGATTATCACACCATGCAGCGCGATGCCATTCTAAAACTTATCGTTCGCCTGGGTCAGCGTGCCAATGTGGAAAACGCCCATCCGCATCGTTTCCGGCACACCTTCGCCATTCAGTTCCTACGTAACGGTGGAGATATATTCACCCTTCAGCGTATTCTGGGTCATTCGTCGCTAAAGATGGTCAAGAAATATCTGGAGATAGCCGATAGTGACGCGGCTAACGCTCACCGCCGTGCCAGTCCGGTGGATAACTGGCGGCTTTAGAAAGCTAAATTAGTTATCACTAAAAATACTAAAATTCCGAAGAAAATAACAACCAATTTAACATATATGTTTCTAGTTTGTATTTCTTTGGAATTTTCTTCAATACAATGTAAATAATTCGATACTTTTAAAAGCAATACCTCAATCACTTCTTTATTATAAAAATCCTCCATTAACTGATCATAATCCATTATAAATCGTGAAGGGAACCTATAAGGCATTACTGTAAGAATGGTAAAAATCACCAATTCGATCCATATGAATATTGTATATATTGAAGATATTTTATACAATATCATTGTTTGCTGAATTTCATTATGCAAATTCCCAAAACCAGATTGCAACGTAAGAAACAAGCCTGAAAAACCAAAAATACTAATTGTTAAATTTCGTAAAATAGTAAAACTTTCAGATTGGTCGTCCAATTCTTTTTCCATTTCTTTTAACATCAACTCTAAATTTTCACGAACAAGTTTTTTGTCTTCCATAAATCACCTCAGGAGAAATTATGTTTTTTGTTAAAAATAAAAATCCAAAAGAACAACCTCAAAAGCCACCACAAAAAGAACCAAAAATTCCAAATCCACCTAGAGTTACACCAACAAACACGGATCAAACCTCAACAACGAGTTTAAAATCCAATGAAAATTATACAAGAGAACTCTACCAGAATGGCAACAAATCCAGATAAAATTATTAGCATTAAGCAACGCCAATCTATGGCATAATTAGTCAATAATTAATAGATGAAAAATGTTTTTACCAGACAATAAAAAAGATGGCCAAAATGCAAATGGGGACAAAACACATGGTTATCCACCAAGAAATCCACCTACTATTACTGGACAAACAGGTTCGACAAGCGTAAGAAAATTAGATAAACCAGATCTTTCTCACTACAATTTTGAAGCCCCACCTAAAAAAACCAGAATTGCCTGAAAAATAATCCATAATTAATATTAAAAAGTTGTTCTTATTGCATCGGAAAACCTTTAATTAACTATCACCACAATTCAGGGTGTACCCCCCACATGGCTTCCACCTTTCCCTCCATGTCTAACCCTCCCCCTTCAGGTGGCGGGGGTGTTGTTCCCAAAATAGCCTCAAGGTACCGGTCATTCACAAAATCAAAATCCATTCGGCTGTTACCGGTGCCTGGTAAAACGAATTTGTCTCCGCTAAACTGCCATCCATCAGCCTTCTTTTCGGCTTTCCAGTCCTTCGCAAAGAAAGGCGCAAAGGTTTTCGGCATCCAGTTTTTATAAAAATCTTCCCAGGTGGTTTTTACGGTGCCGCTGGCATACGGGTAAGAGGCATAATGCACCAGGTAGTCATCAATCCAGTATTGCATTTTGGGTATATACCCGGTGATAAAAGTCGTCCTGGAATAAACCGAAATGGTTTTGAGCTTTGCAATTTCTATACACAGGTTATAGGCCCATTGGTTCAAATTGTCTTTGGATGGGTACGGGGGTAAGTTCAGGTAGGTTTTGCCGTACTGTTCAATATCCACCATGTACAAACTATAATTCAAACCAGCCAGGTTAGTGAACCATTTTTCGGCGTGCTTTGCGGGGGTTTGGAAGGGGTCGCCCCATCCAAAGGGTGCCCAGGGCATGCCGGCTTTTTCGCAGCGTTCCACCTTATCCAAAAAGAGGTGGTCCGGTTGTGTGGTGCTAAAGTAGTTGCGTAGAATTACGGCTTCCACCCCGTTGTCTTTCAATTCTCGCATATCCGGGTTGGTCACCCAACTACTCATATCAACTACCAGGTGGTAGCCGGCAGGGATCATGTTATTCATGGTTTTTTTCTCCATTGTTTGGGAATATTTCTTTGGGCTGGTCATCGGTTTTTACCAGCCAATCCAAATGCAGCAGTTCTATGATCGGTATGCCCAATTCAATCAAAGGTTCCGCTGAAATTTTTTCAATATCCAATTCAATCTCAATTGAATTCAGTTCTTCTACCAGCCGGCGTTGTCTTTCTGTTGTCAAAAGTACAGAAATATCCGCTTTCTCCTGGTCACTGATATCCGTTTCAAGTTGGGTCTTTATTTCTTTGATTTCCTCCATACTTTCAACGGCATTCACAACGGCAGCCACCTCCCCACTATATGTTTTTATAGCAGCGTTAACTCGAAACAACATTCTGGCAGCGTGAATATCTTTTAATTCACGGTTCATTATTTTCAACAAGGTCTTTTGTGTCTGGTCGGAGAATAAGTTGATCATTTTAATTTTCATATTTCACCCGTTCATTGCTAAATAAATTTTTGTTTGGCTTCTTCCTCGGCAATAGCTCTGGCGGCGTTTGCGGCGTCAAGAGCATACTGGTAGCGCGCCCCTTCGATAATGCTCGCAAGAATAGCCTGATCCAGAATATTTAATTGCTGTTGCGGAGTTAGCTGGTCAAAGGCTACCCCAGGGGTTAGTTCTGACGCCGCTGGTGAGGACAAATAAAGTCTTTTCGCGGCACTGGCAACCGTGTCCTGCGCCGCTGCAATTGGGGCAGTGAAGGCGAATGTTATAGTTACGTTGTTTCCATTTATTGTGAAACTAGCTGCCATTATTTGACCTCTTTCGCAATTTTTTTGCTACCACCAAACCACAGACCCGCCACCACCGACAGGAAGAGAAAAGTCCATAGCCATTACCCTGGCGGTTGTGTCCATGTTTGTGGGGTTCCACTGAATTGTTCTCGTACCCGTTCCAGGGCTCAAAATATACCCAATACTACAGTTTGTGGATGCGTCGCCGCTTGTGTGGCGCGCGCCCACTATTTGAGTAAAACCCGTCGGGACTGTAATATCTATTACTGAATTGTCGTGGTACCTGCGCACTGCCGTTATAACAAGATCGCCTACCGACGGCGTGAAGCTAATTACATCGTTATTAGTAACCGATGCTGAATTGGCAACACCAGGTGTATCGCAAATTTCAACGCCACCAAATGCCCGTATTCCAGTAGTTGCGCTGATGGAGATTGTTAAGGATCCAGGATTTACGGCAGTCGTGTATATCAAGAAGTCTGCGAGTGTTGGAGCCACGGTCGCCTGAACGACCCCTCCGACAGTAACCACTGGAGTGGTGCTGCCTCTAGCAATGACGATAAGATAGATACCAGCCTTTGTTATTGTGACGGTTGTGCTAAAAGCGTTGGAGGCGTGTACGCTTTGTATTTTTGTTGCCATATCAACTGATAAAGATGCCATTAGTGCGCCCTTCTATACGGTTTTTTGTAGAAACACTGAGCACGTGACGTGGGTAGACGCATTATCGCCGTAGGGAGTAATATAAAAGCGCAGGTACATATCTTTGGAAAGTTGAATTCCAGTAGCCAAAGCGTTTACGCGTGTGTCTACCCATCGGCTATCAATACTGGTCCAATTGACATCATCAGTCGAATACTGAAGATAAACTGTTCCCCTGATCACCCCCGAGCCATGATAAGTGATATAGTTTAACCAACAGTTATAAGGAACTCTTGTCTGCACCCATCTATCACTTCGGATAGGCGCAGCGCCATTATCGATAATAAGTGAGACGCCGTGGTTTCCATCCAATTTGCTTCGTCTTCCAGCGACCAAAAAGGGAGCGGCGGTATCGTAGGCACCAGCGCCAGTTGCGCCTGCCATGCGAAACTCGGCCCAACCCCACCCGTTACTGGTTAGGTGAGCGTATAGTAATGCGGCAGAGTGGTCGCCATAATAAGAACCAAGAGAAGCCTCGCTGTTAAGCATAATGCAACTTTTATCGCTGTATGGGTCAAGGCCACTTACGGCGGTGTTGCCATTGACGGGTCCAATCGCTATTCCACGAGCGGAACGTATTCCCTGGATGGCATCTACGATTACCAGGTTGCTGTTAAAAGTCATCGGGGTTGCTGCATTAACAGAGACGCATAGAATTCCATTGCCTCCAGAATAAAACCCTGAATTACTGTCATTCGTGAACGAGTACGCTGGAGCGGCAGCGGTGCCGTTGCCCGCCCGCACATTTCCTGCCTCGGCCTGGTAATTTACTTTTATATCCGGGAAAGTGTGCGTGTTTGTCCAGATCATTGCATAAGCCGCATTCAACGCAAGTGTGATATTTCCACTCAAATCCCCGCCTCCGGTCAATCCCATACCGGCTGATATCGTCCTGGTGGAAGGGACCAATCCCAATGATGTATGCACTGCTAGGGTGTGTCGGGTTGCGTTGAAATACTGCGTGTGGTCATCATCCCCTAAACCGTCCATCGCCGAGCCATGATCCAGTTTTCCGCCGCCGGCCAGGCTGGTATGATCATGCACAACCATTTCCGGCAATATCAATCCGGCTGCATTCAATATTCCCAATACGGTTACATTGCCAACAAAAGTGTAGTTTCCAAATTTAGTATCAGTATCTCCTTGAGGGTTTTGCACCTGCGCCAGGCGGGTAAACAGTCTTTCCCGTTCTTCAGCGGTCCCTGCCCCACCGTCAATCAAGCGAAATAGTTCGTTTCCATTTTTCACGGTCGGCCTACCTTTTGTTCCATAATCTGTCTCATTGCGTCAAAGGTTGTGGCTTCGTCGTCCCAAATCACTTCATAGTTTGTAAAAACCTCAAGCAGCCTGGCATCGTCAATCATTTCGTCGTAGGGGTCATCATGCCAGTACCTGCCCTTGAGGGATATCGCCACCGGCATGGGCGTGTACACAATGATGTCCATCACATACCCGCCCTTCTCATCCCGCCCGCCATACACCGGAGCCTGTACTCGTATCTGGTCTTCCGCCCATCCCAAAGAGCGTAAAGCTTTATAGGCCAGCGCTTCAAACTCACTGCCAAACGGTAAACCATCTCCCCATGTTTCTTCGCTCTCTTCAACCAGGGTAGTCACCGCGGCAATAGAAACGCCAATCGGGCGTGCTCCTTTGGTTTTCGGCGTTTTGTATTGGAATGGTTTACCCATTTTTTGGTCTCACCAGGTGCATTACAGCGCCGGCTGTTTTTATAGAGAATAAATTGCCGCTTACGTTTTGCCAGGTGTCGCCAAAGTCGTTGGTCAAATACAATCCGGCAGCGCCAACCATCAACCATTGGTATCTGTTTACGCAGAAGGGTTTGCTGTCAACCAAAGCTCCAGGGAAGGTAGAAACTTGCCGCCAGCCAACAAATGGCGCGTCCATCCGGTATAGTCCCACCGGGTTAAATCCATCAGTTACCAAATTCATAACCCGGTCGCCTTTGGGAGAGATGGCAATTTTCATCGGTGGTGTACTAACGCCGCCTATTTCGTTGATGCTGCGGCTAAAATCAGGGCCGCCATACACATTTCTGTAGCGTACGTGCTGCACACTGTTGCCAAAAGTTTCCGCAAAAAAGCCGTTGCCGTTATGGTCGCATCGAAATCCCCAAACACCGCTGTCGGTATCCAACATAACAGTCCCGCCGCTGGGTAAAATCTGTTTGGTAATCATGTAGCCGGCGTTGGTAAAAGAAACACTGTATCCGCCTTCCTGGTTGTCAGGGTTGCGCATCATGCTGATAAAATGTTTTCCCACAACGCTGCCATACATCGGGTCAATGAAATTAGGGATCACCCCGTAGGTGTCCTCTCCCCAGGCATCATACAGTTTCAGAGAATTGTTTTGCAGAAACATCATGCGCCCTTCATAATAAGGAGTGACAACAATATTAGAAAGATCATCCGTGTAGTTAATAGAAGGGTCTTTCTTATCCCACACCCCGTCGTTTCTTGCCCACATGCACCCGCCGCTGGTGGCGTCAGTAAATAAAACAATTTGCCCTGTGTCGTCCACATCCATACTGTATATGTTGGCCGCGCCAATCGCCAGCCCGGCAGATAAATCCTGCCAAACGGCGGTGGTCAGGCCCGCATCCGGGCAATAAAACACTTTCTTGCTGTCAAACGCATACAAAGGTATGGCTGTATAGTTGGCGCTTTGCAGGAGCGGTGTTTCTAAAAAGAGGATGTTGAAGCTGGCAAAGTGCTTTTCCAATCCTTCCGGGGTGTGCTCTACCGGCACCAATCCATGTGAGTCAATGATCACTTCTTTATTGTCAAACGGTTTGAAGATGCTGCGCATTGCCAATGGTTTCACGCTCCTGGCCCAATAGTCAATCAGTTCCACCCCCTCATTGTCCACGCCAATATCGTTCGGCAACCCTTTGCGGTCCACTCCCTCATCCCTGAAGCGCAGCGTTACCTGTAGCACATTCGCGCTTTCCATACGGCTGATATAGTTCACAGAATAAGCTTCCATCGCCGGCGTGCTGCTGCCTTCCCCTTCCAGCAAAAACAAAAACCGGATGCGTTTTCCATCAGCTTTGATCTCAATGTGGGTAATGTAGGTATCCGCTGCCTGTCCGGCGTAAGTCCAGTTCTTAGAAAGGTTGTCGGTAAATTCCAACTCGTCGTTGGAGGTCTGGTAATATACCCGTATCTTTCTTTCATTGCTCAGGTTGTTGGCAAAGATGGTGATCCAGTGCCACCATTTATCAGCCACAATCAAATCCGTGTCATACCATCCGGATATCCCGTACCCGTCCATGCAAATGGCGTGGTCGGCTGTGTAGTCATTGCTCAGCCGCCAGTCCCAAACCCTGGGCCAGTCCATAGACCAAATCCCGCTGGCGTCGCCAATCAGAATGCTGTCATAGCCATCTTCCCGGCGTTCATATCCCAGCATGCGGATAGAGCTGCCAACCGGTGGGGTCATTACGGTGTGCCAGCCGCCGTTGCGCCAAACAAACACGCCCCCGGCTCCGGGTGTCTTCAGTTCGTCGTAGCGCCCGCCGTCTTTGGCTATCAGCAGCGCGCCCACAGCCGGCAAAGTATCCATTACCACGCCGTCATAAATCGCCGGTAGTCCGTTATCCCGTTCGGGTCCAAAATCCTCAACGATCGATCCATACAGCCGTTCTACGCGGTTCCCAAATGGGAAGATCAAATAAGGGGTCATAATGCCCGGTCGGCGTCCGGTGTATAAGCTGTATTGCAAATCAATGTTAAGGCTGCTGGGTTGGGGTTTGTCGTTTTGCACAAACCAGATGCTGTCCATTTTCAAGACGGTCAGTTTGCTGTCATAAATGACAATGCCGGTTATTTCCTGCTCATTGTTGCCGTCAATGTAAATCGCGCTTTTCCAGGTCAATCCGGTGCCCCAGGCTGTGGCAATCGCCTTGCTCACAAATCCTTTTCCGTTTACCGCGCGCCAAAGAATAGCGCCATCCGTCTGGTCAAAGTGCTCAATAATAAAATCAGCGCCCGGTTCGCTGCCGGCTATCGCTTCCACAGCCCATTGGGTAGTAAAGGTGCCGCCGTTGTTGTATTCCCTGAAGCGTCGTATCTGGTTTGCGGCACCCATCGCCAGGTAAGCCACGGCCTCTTTGCTCACTGCCGCATCCCGGATCCTCTCGGTAGCACCCATCGGGTTATCGGGCACCAGGGTCAATACCTTAGCACCCTGAATGACATATTCGCTGCTGGTGGTATGTTCGGTATCAAATGCCTTGTCCACTGTCAGGGCATCAGCCGTATTTCCAACGACCTTACGCCACTCTCCTACACCCGGGCCGGCGTGGATGCGTACAACCGCGCCGGTAAACTGGTTGGCTGTCCAGTTCTTGGTGGCGTCATTCAGTTTGGTTTTGTCGGCGCTGTTGCTGTCACATACGCCCCGGTCGCCCTTGCGGTACAGTTTGTTTCCGCTGGCCACATATTTGCAATTGCGGTAATCAAATTCAACCCAATCTTTAGCCACTTCGGCGGTATGCGCCAGAAAAACAGGGGCAGAGTGTGTCCCGCTGGACCATCCACTTCCGCTCGAAACATATACCATGTAGGTTGGTGTGCTGTTCCATATACCGCTGTCGCCGTTCTGGGTAAAATTGTCACAGGTGGCTATCCATACCTGGTTTTCCACTGTATCCGTATAGGTGCTGAGCATCAAAAACCGTGTGCCGGCTGTGCAATTAACATTAAACGTGTAACGCTCGGTGCCAATCCGCAGCTTGTCTGCTTGTATTGTGTCAGAGGATATCAAAGCGCCAGGCAAACCGGAATTGTCCTGATGGATAGATAAAACAATTTCACTCGGTAAACCATACACCTTCAGCATTACATCAACCCGGGTAATCGCTGCGGTGGGGCTTATTTTCCAGGCGTATTTAGTGATTGTTTCCCCCAATTGTTCGTATTTGATCGGATGCATTACGGTGGGTTCGTTCATCAGCCGGTATGGGTAGGGTGTGCGTATCCGGTTTGCCGATGGCGCTAAAATCATTGCGTTCGGGCTAATCGTCCATACGCCCTTTCCAAACCAATAGCGGCTGGGTTCTGCGTCGCCGTTTATCGCTCCAATCCCGGCGCTCCAATCCCGGCGGCTAAATTGCCCAAAGGGTGCGCGCATCTGGCTATATTCCCCAGTGTTTCCTCCGGATCGCACGGTATTTTTTGGTACAGGTACACGCCTGATGGCGCTCAGTTTGGGTTTCCCGGCGTTGTCCGTGCCGCTTATGCCAAGTATGCGCTCGTTGTCGTTCCAATCTTTTCCCCGTAGGGTCAAGTGGTGTGTGGAATTCGGTTCGTCCGGTCTGGCTATCGGGGTACTCATCGGCTTTTACCTCACTTTGGCAATAATCGGATCCCGCAGCGGGGTGCGTTTGGGGTGGGTTTGCAGTAATTGCGCTTCTTTGTTTAGCGCTTCGTTCAGCATCTGGGTGGCAGCCGGTTCGTCATTGCCGGCCAGGCGTACCCTCCAGCGCAAAGCATGCACAGCCGCGCTTACCAATATCCGTTCTGCAAAAATACTGTCCGGTAAAATTGCCGTGTCAAGCTTTTCACCATCCGGCCAGGAGTAAAGGTAAGTCAGCCGTATGGGTACATCATCAGTGGTGGGTGTTTCCATAAATTCCAGCGTGTTCCCAACCTGTACCCAGCGAAAGTTGCGCGTAAAAGCAAATGGCGCAACTGCGTTCGTCGCAACCTCAACCCGTAACAATCCTTTGCAGTTCACAGGTAACGCGTAGCTTTCCTGGTCAGCAACGGTCACCAAGCCGGCGGGTATCTCTGTTTTCCAATACGGTCCCTGGGCTAATAAAGAGGCATACAACGCATCACGCAACACGGCTTCAGGGAATTGTTTTCCGCAGGCATAGTATTGGGTGTAATTGCTCAAATCCCCAACCGGTGCAATCTGGAAGGTCTTTGTGGTGGTATCAAATGCAAAAATGCGTCTGGCAACCATTACAGCGCCGCTGATCACAAAAAATGTTCCACCCGTAAAAATATCATTCTCTTCCGTTCGGGTGGCGTCAACAACACTCTGTTTCAGAGACCAATCTCCCGGGTTTGGGGTGCCGCTTATTCCAACACTCGCGCTGGTCAGGTGTCCATCCACCAGTACACCCAGTCTATCGGCCAATTGCCGCATTGCGTCTGCGTAGTTCATCGCGTCCCCCTATGCCCAGAGTTGGGGAATGTCCATTACATCAATTTCAACCGCCTGTACGTCATAATGGAATTCATCCGTAAATTGCTGCACCATTTTCAAATGATCTTCATCATTCGAGAATGGGACAAAGGCGTTTCCATGTTTGAATTGCAAGCCACCGGTATGGTCGTTGAACTGCTTGTTCGGCACACTCACCAGCCATCCGCGCACAGTTTGCACGCTCTTATCGTCTAAAACAGGTTCTTGGTCCCCGTTGTACACAATAGATGCGGCTGGTTGTTCATCAACAATTGGGGTAACGCTTTCAACACTTTGTTCTTGCTTTGGTTTTGTTCCCATTTCAAAAATTCCTTTCTATATTCAAATCTGGCCTGGCTTGCGGCCAGGCCATTGGTAAGGAGAAGAGTTTACACGCATCTAACTGATTTACTCATTCCCTCCCCCGCGTAGCGCTCCGAGCCATTCTTTATCGGCGAGGAGCCGGGGAGGGTTAGGGTGGGTCCGGTTAGAAGCGATCAAACCTAATCAAAAAATTCGCCGCGTTCCCATTCGCCCATCACGAAGTTGGTAATACCGGCATTGATATTGCCAAAATTACCTGGTGCAGCGTTTACGGTGGCGGTCAATACAATGCGTACATCCCATTTGCCTGGTGCCAGAATAAAAGGAACGGTCAATGCAATCCCGCCAGTCGGAATAACCTGAGCGCCTTTGATATCACCGGCAATCACGTTGTACGTACCCGCACCGGCAGGAGAAGCTTCAACAGTCAGCTTTACAGCGTCACCGGTTTCAGCTTCCGGAATAACAGCCACAGCCGCCAGCATCTTGCCGCCGTAAAGGGTCTTGGCAGGGCTGGTCAGGGTAGCGGTCATCGCCTGATTTTCGTAAAACATCAGGTCTTTGTCGAAAATAGGGTGGGTTGTTTTGCTCATATCATCACCTCTTATTCGGTCCAGCTATCCGGGGCTTTCAAGTTACGCGCCCGAACAATGCCAAAATTGCCAAAGCTAACCACAGTGTGCGGCCAGTCTACCCGGTACATCTTCGCCGGTTTGGTTTCCATTTCCGCGCCATTCAGCGGGTCGTAAAAGCGGAACGGTTCCATTTGCGCACCATAAATGCCATCCAGCATATCGAAGGACATAAAGTAAACACTGGTGGTATTGGCAGTAGAATCACCGCCAACCTCGGTACTGGTGATAATTTCGGTGCTCTGATCTTTCTTGAGCCCAATATCCACAATCGGAATATCATTCCAGGTCGTAATTTTTCTGTCCAGCGCATCGCGGGTGGTGTTCAGGTAATTGCCAGATGCCTGCAAGAGCATCGCGGAGCGGGTCAAACCGTCAATGAAGGCTTCGTTGGCAACAATCAAATCGCATTTTCCGCCATTGCAGCGTCTTACCCCGCGGGTGAGCGTGGCAAAGAATTTGCGCGCACTTACTGCGTTGGCGGTGGCGTCCAGTCCAGCCGCGTTACTGGCTGCAAACCATAGTGTTTGGCGTGCCTGCATGGCGGTTACTTTTTTTCGTAACCCGTCCCACGCGTCGGCATTCACCGCGCTGTCACCATTGATGAATTGGTCGTTGAAAGCCAGGCTGTAGCTTTTCAGCTTCATCTGGATCTGTTTCTGAACCTCTTCTTTGGGTGTCCAGCGGTCAACGGTAAAGTCTTCGCCGAACATTTTCAGCGCTTCAAATACCTTATAGGTTTCTGCAGCGCCGCCTTCGTTATACGCACCGTTGAATTTACGGAAGCCGCCGGCGTCAGGCAAACGCTGTACCTTTTCAACTTCCAAAATCAACTTGTTAACGTTTTCAAACGGGAGAAAGTTCAAAATGCGCGACCACCGGATAACATCCAGAATAGCCGCTTTCGTCATTACTTGAGGTTCTCCCAGGCTTGTAGCCAGATTTGCAAGTGTCATTCCCATAGTGTTCTCCAACTCGTATTTTTATAAACTTCCTCCCTCGCGTAGCGCTCCGAGCCATTCTTTATCGGTGAGGAGCCAGGGAGGGCTGGTGAGGGTATAGAAATACTTCTACTTATCTACTTTTTGTTAAGTGCCTTCTGCCATAACGCGGTAGTATCAATCACATCTTTGATGCTGTTGGCTTGCGCGCCGTCTACAGAGGCTGGTACAGTAGTGTTTGTCGGCTGCTCTTGTGCGTTGCTTTGGCGTAGTCGTGTGGCTTTTGCCATACTGGCCTGCGTTACCCGTTGAATAAAATCAACCGGGTCCGTCAGTTCAGTATTCAAGCCAAACTGCGCCAATTCCGGGTCGCTATCCAACAGTGTCTGGTTTCCCAGAAACGATTGCATAACGAGGTTCGCACTTTGCATTACAGGATGAACATTCGCCTGGTTCACGTCCCCACCATTGGCCTGGGCAGGCTGTTGCTGGGAAGGTGTACCGGTATTCATTGCAGGTGTGGCCTGGTTACCATTCTGCGGGTCCGCCGCGTTTTGGTTGCCGTTTGCCGGCTGCTGCTGAACACGTTGTTGATTGTTCGCCAAAATCCGGTCAGCGGTGCTTTGTGCTGTGCGCTTGGCGGTTTCTTCAACTTGTTGTTGCCATTGTTGAAACTGCTCAAGGGTCACATACCTGTTGCCACCCTCCTCCCCTGCGCCTCCCCCCGCTCCGGGGAAATTGAGGGGGGTCTGGTTACCGTTATTGGCTTCTTGGTTCGTCCGTTGGGTCGTCTCCGGCTGTGCCGAAGGGGTACCGCCATGATTAGCCTGCCCTGGCTGTGGCTGCCCACCGAAGGAAAGTGACATAAAATACCTCCTGAAGATTAACAAAAAAAGACCGCCGTGAAAATTCACAGCGGTCTATGGCCGACTTACACAATTAGTATACTTTATTTGTCAATGCATTTCAACGGTTTAGCACCCACGGAACTACATACTCTTGCAGGTAGTCTGTTAGTGTTCCACCCGGTTTGCCGGCTTTCTCCCAAATGGTGGTAATTTCCCGTGTAGCGCCTGGTAGCAGCGCTTCACCCCGGTATGCATACGCCATCAGTTGATTGGTCAACGTCTGGCTAAACTGTGCCGCCTCCGCGTCTGTCAGAATAGCGGGATGCTCGGGAGTGTATCCTGTCTGACTTCCCCCCGCTCCGGGGGTGGGTACGGATGTGGAAGCGCCGCTATTATACGTATAACTCTCTCCCAATATTGCCTGCGCCAACCCGTCTTCACCTAAAATGTAAACCGCCGCGGTCGGGAATTGTCCGGAATATTCTTTTCTGAAACTCCAGTAATCCTGCAATTCCGGGTGATCAAGTTTGAAAGCTTTGCGCTCCACTTTGGAAAGGTTGTAATACTGTTCCTGAATATCAAAAATGCCCGGGAAGTACTGGTCGCGGATCGCCCGGTATTGGTACACCAATTGCTGAACATCATTCGGCAATCCTGCTAATCCGTTTTGTTCCCCAATCACATAAGGGATAATCTGGCTGTTCTTGGCCAGGTATTTATTCTTCCAGGTTTCGTATGCTGCAAACTGCGGGTATTGGCTGCGGAATGCGCTTTGTTGTTCCTGTGGCAGGTTATAAAGCAGGCTCTCCATCTGCGAGATATCCGGGAATTGCGCATTGCGTTCAGCGTAATACTTTTCAATTCCTCCGGATATGGCCGGTGGCAACAAATTCAGGTTAGCGCCGGGTAATTTCATCACGCTTTCAGTCTCTTTGGTAACCGGCACTTTGCCATCCAGCGCGTTCGCCCAATACGCCAAAGTCTGCACGGAGATAGAAGAATAATCCTGGGTTTCTTTGTCCAAAAACCGCTCAGAAAAGTCTTGGCCAAAGGCGTTTTCTACGCTCTTTTTATCTGCCCGCACCAATTCACCGTAGCGGTCCCAAACTTCACTTACCAAAAATTGCCGTAACCTGTCTTCCGGTTCGTCGTAAAGAGCCAGCCGCGCGTTATATTCCGGATGCTCTTCAAAGAATGTATTAATGGCCGTTTTGTCACCCTTGTTGTAGGCAGTCCAAGCGGCATCATAGGCATGTTTCAATTGGCGTTGTTTCAATTCTGCATCCGGTACCAATCCGCCGGGTAGTAATCCCCATAAAATAGATCCCCACAAATCGCCGGCTTTGGCTTTTCCGCTCAACACCTGGCGCGTGGCGTAAATCGGTGCCGCTCCGGGTGTGCGCATCATCATTTCAACCTGTACCCGTTCGCGCGCGTCATCAAATGCCGGTCCGCTGCGTTCATTCATCGCCAAAAGAATATCATCCACCCGGTACACACCCTCAGCCGCCAGGTTGGCAAGCTGCCGGTCAATATAGTAGTCGCCCCATTGCCCAAATTCCTCCAATCCATACTTGGTCCTGGCAGCGCCTTCTATATCGGCAACAGAGCTGTCAATCCCCAGTGCGGTTTTCAAAGAATTGAAGGTGCGCGTAATCGGTAACTGGCTTATCTTATCCGCGTTACCTGTCGCCAGGTTGTAAGGCATAGAGAGGTACATCGCCGGCGAAGTCACAATGCCCATATAATCCAAAACGTCTTTCTCATTGTTGGCCTGCGCCTCGGCCATTGCAGTATCAAACACCTTGCCGCTTCTGCTCTGATAAGCCAGCATGGCTTCTTCCTCGGTGGCTTCACCTTCGCTTACCATGCGTTGCAGAGCGTATTCTAAATCACGCTCAACCCGGTATTCATCCTGCCGGTAGTTGTCAATCGGTCGCATAAATTCAGAAATCGGCAGCAATTTTGCCAACGGGTCAATATATACACCCCCGGACGCCCATTCCGGAAGATACGGTGCATTGATGCGTAATTTGCCCTTGATCCGGCTGGGCATGTCCTCATCATCCCGGCTTTGGAACTGCTTCAACCGCGCATAAAACGCCGCTAATCCGGGCTTGTCCATCACCCGTGCCGCCCAATTCATAGCAGACCGGGTAAACCAGAACTGGTATGGGTAAACCGGGTTCAGTAATCGGTCTACTCCGCGCCGGTTAGAGTAGTTAAGCAGGCTCATATCCCGCTTACGCTCCCCATGCCGTATAGAGGCCAGTTTCTTGGCGCTCATCAGCGGTTTTAGCTGGTTCACATAGCGCTGTATACCCTTCATCGCCTCCGGGGATAAAGAAACCGCACTTCCAGCCTGCATCTCCTCCCCTATAGGGGAGGTCGGGAGGGGTCCGTTATCAAAACTACCCTGTCTGGGGGTGGGTCCATTATCACCACTACCCATCGCCCGTTTCAACGCATCCAGTGCCGGTCGGGTAAAGTTCTCATACCCATCACCTACAAACTGGCTGTCATATTCCACACCAGCCAAACTATCCACCGTACCGGGTGCCGCCGATCCGGTCAAAGAAGCGGCGTCCTCAGTGCTCAGCGTTCTTATATCCCCGCCCACCTCATACACCCAGTTGCCGGCGCTGTCCTTACCCAATAACCGGCCTTCGCCCAACGGTGTATCAAACTTACGCAGCGCCCCAATCCCATTCGGCACCCAGGCCACAAACTTGCCGTCCTTAAAGGCCATCCCGGCAATCTCATTCCCGCCAATTTCCAATGCCTGGCTAAATTGTAAAACAGAAAAATCATCTGCAATTTGCGCACCAATGTTTTCCGCCTCCGCCGTCGGTTGCGGTGTTCCATCCTTGCCAAGTTGGAAAAGTGTACCATCCGGAACTGTTTGTACCAATTCAGGAGGAAGATTGTCACGGATCATGTTGATCCGTCTAGTTATCTCTGCTTCAATCTGTGGCATCAGGTAATCAAAATCCTTTTGGTTCCACCAGCCAATGGTTTCAGCATAATACTGCGGGCTATCAACAGATGTACCCCCTTTTCCAAGTTTATTGGCAATATACTGTTCCATCAACCTGGCCCAAATTTCCCGTGGTCTGTCCCAATAGCTCCCTAATTTAAACTTGACGTCATTGAATTTTTCTTCCGGCATTTCTTTAGCCAACCGCGAGTTCCTTTTGAAAAGACTTCGGACTTCGTAATAACGGTTCATCTTGTATTTTGCATCCGATATTAATCCGGCATGTGTGCCATTATTTTCGGATAATGCACTTACACTATGCACCTTATCCCCAATTTTGATTTTTACACCAATATCACCAGCGGCACCGGCTTCAAAGTCAAGCCAATGTGCCAGCTCATGCGCCAATACCGGCTGTCCAGGGTCGCTTCCTTTGGATTTCACACCCATCGATATAGATTTCTCAGTGGAATGGTAAAGCCCACCAGCAGTTTTCAGGAATGGGTATTTCCCGTTTGTATGTGCAATAGTGATATCTGTATATTCAAACAAATCTTTCAGCGAACCTAAAACAGTCTCAACTTCATCAATGCCGTTGATGATTTGATTGATTTGCTCTTGTGGTATAGCTGAGCCATCCTGACGTTTTACCTTTATGCCACGTTCTACTTTTACGGTCTCATTAATGGCCATAGACCGGTTGGCAAATGAAGTTTTCCATCCTTTTTCATACCGTGCCCGGGAGTCCAAAGATTTGGTAAATTCAGGGTATTGGTCAATCACAGCTTGTGGTACAAGTTCTCCCTTGCTAATCGCCTTTTTTACAAGTTTCAAATACTCTATGCGCTTTGCTTCTATTTCAACCGGTTTTATTTCATGGTTCAAAAAACTTTCCCATGCAGCAATCCGAACTTTGCTTTTATCCTTTTGCCATCCTGGCTGTTTAGGGTCGTCTAACACCCGTTTTTCCTGGTCGATAGCACGCTGGTAACGGTTTCGTTCGCGTTCAAAGTAGTGATCAATAAATTCTTTCTCACCTACTTGCCAGTCCTTGACACCTTTTTCAGAGTAGTTCTTTAATTCAATAGGGCGCGCATTCACTTCTGGTTGTGTGTTCAATTCCCCGCTTTTATCGGCTGATTGTATTGGTTGAGGCTGTTTTTCAAATGGAAGATTATTTTCCCAAACCACTGCCGCTTCATCCACTCGTACAACCTCGCCCCGCTCAAGCCGTGCAGTGATTTTCTCTTGTAGATGCGGGTATTCCGCCAATACGTCAGCCGGCACCGGTATTCCGTAATCCAAAGCCATTTTTACTGAATCCGCATGCCGTTTGGCAAATGTCTCTCCTACATCCGGGGAAACATTTTTATAACCCGCCTGCAAATATTCATCCAGCCTCATTTCCCACGGATCCAGGTCAAACAGTCGTTGGTATACATCCCCAATGCTGCTAGGTAATTTTTCATCACCCACAAACCGGCTTTCTTCCAGTCCCAACACAACGGAAAGTTCTTTAATCAAATTCTTCAAGAACCTGCGGAATTCATGCCATACTTTAGCAATTGCGACGTTCGGTGCTCTTCCATCGCGGCGGTATTGCACGTACCCATCGGCAAATTTCTCTTGAGCGGTCCGGTAATCCTCTCCGTCCAGGCTTTTCACACCGGCCCAATCCATCACCGCGCTTCGGTCACTCTCGGTCAAGGCAAACTCAAAGAAGTAATGCCCGGTTTCGTGAATAAATGTATCCACATCCGCGTCTTCCAAAGCGGCAATCAATCTGCCGTTATTCTCCCAGGGAATATACGCCCCGCGTGGTCCCTGGTTCAAGGTCTGCGGGTCATAACTCAAGGTAGATGTTTCACCTCTGGCTTGGCGGTTGTAGTCATACACATCTTTCAGGGTGTATTCGTTCCCCTTCCCCTCCATTGCAGTATGCAAATCGCTGAAATATTTTGCGCTGCGGTATTCGTCCATCACTGCCCAGATCACCGGCCAATTAAAGTCGGTTTGAATTCCGGGTCCGCTTGGTTTGTTGTTTTGGAAGATCAACCCCCGCTCCGGTCTCGAAGGTAACTTGATCCACGATTTACCCTTATCCAACGCGTTGAAAATATAGTCAATTTCTATATCATCCAACCGCGCTCCCACCAGCTCATTAATCAGGGATTGCCGGGCCCGGTCCAAACGCATACCGGCGGCTTTGGTATCCACATTGAATTGCCATAATATCCCTTTATCAAATCCCATCCGGGCTATTCGTTCCGCCCTTTCCGGGTCCATGTCATGCAGCACACTAAGAAATTCAACCTTGTCGGTTTTGGTGTCGTAATCGCCCAACGCCAGCAATATATGGCGGTCATCTTGTCGTAATAAAGACCTGACATAACGTTGGGTTTCTTCGCTGCTCAGTTTGTCACCCTGCCAGATAATATCTTTCAGGCTGGGAAGTTCCGGCATTCCCCGGCGCACCTTTACCAGATAGCGCCAAAGGTCCTCCGCTTTTCCGCCGTTTCTGCGTGCCCAGGTATCTGCTACAGTATCTAGGATGGCCATTTCCATATCGGCTCTTTCAGGGCTGTAATTGAACAAATCTATCAATGCCTGCTTGCGCTGGTTACGGTCCTTCCAGTCAAACTCATCGGCTGTTTTACTTGTCAGCTTCTGCGGGTCAATCAATGGCATGGCGTCATCCGGTATTGTTTCAATTGCCGGCTCATCAGCGCCCATTTCCATTTGTAAACGGTTTTCCATTTCCAGTGTGCTGCGTTCAGCCTGTACCTGGTCAATCACATCCAGCACCGCTGCCTGGGTATTCTCGTCCAACGCGCTCCACTCTCCGCGCCCTGGTTCCAGTTTGCTGCTATCGGTCGGCATAAGGAAATCCGGCAAAGGTTGGGTAACCGGCAGTTCTTCCTGGTTAGCCAGTTCAAGCAGCTCTTCAAAATGGCCGTTGGTAATCTGTTGCCAATCCGCATCTGTAAAACGGTCAGCATACGGGCTGGACATCCACTCCAGCAGTTGGTTGGCTGCCATTGGCAAATCGCCTTGTTCATAATAGTCGCGTGGCAACCAATCAAACAAAACCGTCAATTCAGGGGGTGCCAGTTTGGCGGCTTCCTGGAAGAGCATACTTTTTACATCCTTGATGGTTTGCTCATTGCCTTTTACGGTGTCCTTACCGGCATCCTCAATGATCCGGCCCAGGGCATTGCGCACAGTCTCTTTATTCAACGTTTTGCCGGATGCGGCATATTCGTCATATAAACGCTGGTACCAGGCCGGGTTCAAAGAGATGCGCCTATTATCCTCGTCAATCACCCGCCAGCCATCTTTACCGCCAGCCGGCAATTGTTCATCCATAGATTTTGCAATCCATTCCACCTGGTCAGAAAGTTCAGTGGCCATCCACTCCGGAATGTCAAACGCCTGCGCATAATCCGATCGCGGTGCGTTCACGCCCGTATTGGCCTCGGTCAGTTCCTCCGTTTTTTTGAAGGCTTCCGCCTGGCGTAATTGCTGTATCCGCTCCATTTCCACCACAGGCACATCGCTCAGGTTTTCGTATTTAGTTTCGCTGTGTTTGTTAATCGAGTTCAGCGCGTGTTTGGGGTGCTTATAACCGTAAGTATCCAGCAGGGCTTTGCTTTCGGTTTCAGGCAATATACCCAAAGTACGGTTATCCGGCATAAATTCAGGGTCGGGTTCAATCTCATACAATCGCGGGCGGGAGGCGTAAGAATTTCCCTCCAGTTGAACCCGCTGCTCCCATACCCAGCTATGCAAATGCTTTTTAGGACCAACAACCACCCCTCGCTGGCCATTAACCAAAACCCGGTCGCCTGGTTTATAGGCATCCAAACGCGCCTCATTCAACAATGCCTGGTCAATCTCGGTTTCATTCAGTCCATAACGCGTCTTATATCCCTGCCGTTTTTCCAGTTCGGCAAGTGTCATGCCTCCCTCCATCTTGGGGGGCGTGGAACGCTCCGAGTTTTGCGAGGAGATGAGGGGGGTATTTTTTTCAGTAACTACATCATTTTCAGCCGGTTTTTGTATATTTTCTGTCGGTTTTGGTTCTAAAACTTCCGTTTTTGTAGATAATTCCTCAACTTTTGGTTTTTGGATTTCTACTGCCGGCTTTTCCGTGGTTGCGGTTTTGCCGGTTTCCGATTTCGCTGCTTCGGCCTCACCCTTGCCCTGGGTATCCGGTCCTTTTGGCATGTCCGGTTTGGGTGTCTCTTTGGCAACGTCAAAACCACCCGCCGCCCGGAAGATATCATTCATACCCTTGATATTCGCGGCAATCGTTTCACCGATTACCGGCAAGTACACCTCCTGGATGAACTTAGGCCAAAGCAGCGCACGCTCCACAAACGGTATACCCTCATCCATAAACCTGGCAATCTCAGGTGCCAATGAGCTGCGGTCGGCAACGGGTTTCCCATACACATATTCACGCCAGGCGCTTTGTATTCGGGCTCGTTTTTCGTTCAGGCGCATATCAGTCCGTACCCACTCGCCTGCACCGGCGGCTTTTTCTTGTCCAAACGCTTTTTCCCATAATCCTATAAAGTGCGTCCCCATTTCTTGCTTAAATTGCAGTTCCTTGCGGCTGCTTTCCAGGTAAGCCTCCATGATATCGGCATCCATATCCGCTTTCATTTTGGCATGTGTGGAGGGGTCATCTCTGCGGCTCGGAGAATCATTCCTGAAACGGGTAACAACCTGCTGTTTGAAGGCAAAGAACTCATCCCACATCGCGTGCATGCCAACCACAGCATTGATATATGCCCTGGAAATATCGCTTTCTGTGCCCAACGCACGAAATACACCGCTGTAGGTGGCTTCCATCCAGTTTTTATGGTTACGCCATTCATGGTTCGCCTCATTCGCGCGTGCAGAAATAATTTCGTTGTACAAATCCGGGTTTTCATAAGCTTTTTGCCAGGCTTCTTCCCACTTGGTAAAGTGCTGCGTCCAGTGTTCCTGTGTTTTCAATTGCATGTCATTGAATAAATCAAACGCAGCGGAAAATCCTTCAGTATTCACCCGGTTAGCCGCGTCTTCTGCCCTGGTAATCAGGTCGGTTTTCAGCATTTCGTCCAGTTTGGTTTGCATTTGCTTATGCACCCGCTCAAACGCAGTGTCCAAACTGCCGCCGCTTTCCAAAACCATGTCAATGGTTGGCAGGTAATCCTGAACCAACGCGCGCACCGCTTCGGGTTCAAGCCCAGAAAGGGCAGCCGCATTTCCAATAAAACTATCAGCCTTACGTTCTTTGATAACCTGGGTAAAGTTATTTGCCAGCCGGTCCAGGTCGCCGTGTTTCTTGGCGCGTTCCACAGCCGCGTAAAAAGCATCCACTGCCCGCTGCCCGCCCATTTGGGCAAGTTCGCTCTCAATCCCCCGCTCCAGTTTGGGGAGCTGGTTCTTATTCCACAAACCGTTCCAAGACTCCTTCACCCCATAATAAAAACTTTTAGCACTGTCTACCCGTTCGGCATCCTGGCTCAGTCTGGTAAACGGCATCTTGTCGCCTATCTTGCGCAATTTATCATTGATGGTTTGCAGCCGTCCGGTTTGCACAGTAGCGCTGCGCAGGTTGGTTTCCGCTTGTGCCAATCCAATTTCCTCAGCTGCCGCCCGTCCAGCCGTGCGCATTACCTGCCCTTCCTGTCCAACCGTCGCCCCGCCTTTCTTGTAGTTGATATCCACACCAATATCCGCCGCTCCAACGCCGGCTTTCAATCTGGCAGGGTTGATCCCAAATTCATCAAAGAAGGATTCTACATCCTTCATCCGCACAAAACCGCCAACCCCATCCACTACCCGGGTTACCCAGTTGTTAATCTTGTTATTCACGTAATAACCGGGGTTCATACCTAAAAGCAGTAAACTTTGCACACCTTTCAAATTCTGGAAAAACAATTCCATCTTAGTGGATGGCTGCGCGCCAAACGCCTTGATCGACCATTGGCTGATATGGTCCAGCATTACATTGTGCAAATGCGCGCGGAACTGTTCAGCGCTGTAGGGTACTTTATCAAACAGGTCGGCAATTTGTTTCAAACTGTCGGCATTGAAGGTCCGGTCACCGCTGATCATTCTGGCTCTGCTATCGTTCGGGTTTTCTTTCAGCCGGCGCATGCTCTCATTGATAATCCGTTTATATACATCCTGCCGGCCTGCGTCGGAGGATATCAAATCCAAAACCTCGCCCGCTTTCTTGCCAATCATTTCAGCAATCGCGTTCAATACCGGTCGCTGTGTCTCTCCCAACTGCCAGCGGCTTACCTCTTTTTCAACCACCGGTCTGATATCCGCCAACGCCTGGCGTACGGTCACCACCTCGGGCATCTCCATCAGCCGGCCCATCTCGGAAGAAACAGAGGGCTTCAATCCCGCCATCTCCAAAACAATATCTGCCATCTTCGCCGGGTCATCCCCCGCCTGCTGTAAAAACGTACCAATATTCTCATGCGCCAACCCGGTCAGCATCTTTACCCTGGCCTCCGGCGTCAATCCCTTTAAAGCAAATAACCAATTACCTACACCAACATAAGACCCTTGCTCCCTCCCTCCAGGGAGGGCTGGGGAGGGTTTATTCTGGGCGGTTCCATTCTGGAGAGGACTCATATCTTTCAGCACCCCCTGCTCATTCACCCCCGCCAACTTTCGTTCCAACCAGGTAAACTCACTCGGCTTCTTGGGTATCGCCGCGCCAAATCGCTCAGTGATAGTTCCATCTGCGCCCCTGGTCACGTACTTCACAGCGTTCGGGCTGGTGTCAGTCACACCGGTGCGCAAATACTCTCCATAGTTTTTCAGCGTGCCAATCACCCCCTCACCCTCATTCGCCAGGGCCGCCAGTCGTAAGGTAGGGTTGTTCGTAACTTCTGCAAATTTTGCCACAGCGCCTTTTTCAGCAAATGGAACGATATTCAACGGGTCGGCAAAACTCTGAAACATAAAGTCAGTCATCTGGGCTGAGAAGTTGCTGCCATACTTCGCACGCATATCCGCCACAATCTCTTCATGCGGTTGTGATCCTTCCATAGCCCGGCGTTTATACTCATTCAACAAAGCATATCCGTATAATTCCGCTTTTTGGGGTACGGCCTTGCCCAATATCCACATCTCACCCGGTTTAGCAAACACCACATCGCTTTTGCCTTCTCTGGCCATATCGCCCAGCCATTCAATCGCAGCGGGAATATTACCAATCGCCGGCAGTTGTGGGGCAACCGCTTCATACGCCAAATCTCCGGATTTCAAAGAGACGGCAATTTCATCAACAAACTGTTGGAAGGTCGCGCCAACATTCTGCCCCTGGGAAAGAGATACAACCAGTTTGGCTATTTCTTCTGGAAGCATCGCCACCCCGGCGGTACCCTGTTCAATAACCTCAGCCGGCTTGTTCAACAGGAATAATGCACCCTGCCCTAACCGGTTGACGATATCCGCCGCACTGGTGCCAAAAGTTTTCTCTACGGCGGTAAGATTTTTCTCATCCGTTGCCGCAGCTCCAGCCAGTCCAAACGCACCACCTACAGCCGCACCGGCAATTGCGCCAAGTGGTCCGGCGGCCAATCCCAAAATACCGCCTGTCAATGCGCCTCCGGCACCGCTTTGCGCGTATGGGTTGTTCATAATGGTCGCCATTGTGCGCTGCCAGTCGGGAGTATTCGCGTCCCATTGGTCCATAGGTATGTATCCGGCGTCCTGTTGTTCACCAGGTGCAAAACCCAATCCACCCAACCCGCTGCTATTGTAATTGCTCTGCAAACTGTTCTGATCTCCGGTAGAGATAGCCTGCAAAGGTGGCACAGGCAAACCATCCAGAATAGAGACAATCGGGTCATCATCTGTAAGCTGCCCCCATGTCCACCAATCATCAGAACCATTCATACCACGCAGGTAGTTATAAGCCATGTCCAAATTCCCGCGTGATGTTTCCAACCAATCCGGCAAAACCATCCCCTGGGGTGTTGCCTGTATCGCCATCTGGTATTGCGCAATCCTGCCCGGGTTTCTCCAGAAAGAAGACCCCATGCTTCCCCCCGCTCCAGGGGGATTGAGGGGGGTTGTTGATCCAATTACACCCGTCTGGCCAGGTGCGGGTTGGTTTAGGAGCGATCTATATTCGTTCCCCATCCCCGCGTCTCGGGTTGGGTCATATCGGTTCCAAAATCCCTGTGGGTTCGGTGCAAACGCACCTTGCTGTGCCTGTGGTAATTTCTGCAGGTTCTGCATGTAGCGCGTATATACGCCAATATCAGAATTGATCCAGTTATGCCAATCTTTATTTTGGGCATAACGGTTCAATTCGTTCGCCGGCAAATTGGCAGCATTGAACGGAGTACTTTGTTTGTTCTTCTCTTCTTCGTTCTGGGTTGTGTTTGGAAGCATATCAAAACTCCTAAATGTTATGTCTGAACATGGCTAAATACCAATCCGGCATTTTGTAATCCCCACCGCCGCCGCCCCCACCACCATAACCGTAATTACCATAACCGCCGTATCCTCCGTACCCACCGCCCGCGGCTGCTTGTTGGGTTTGCGGTGACTGAAAGCCCGTGGGCACTTCCGGACCGGGCGCATTCTGCGGGATCATATACCCGCCCAGGTTCGGCCACTGTTGCGCATTAGGATTATTGATTGTGCTTTGCGGTCCAACACCAACAAAGTACATAGGCAATGTGCTGCGTCCGTTTCCACTCGGGGCAGGGTTTTGCACTGGTCCTTGTTGCTGTTGCCGAAACACATTCTGGTATTGCTGTGCATTGAAATTGGGAATAACCGATTGATTGTTTTGCTGGCCGTAGCGAATGCCGAGCGAAGTTTGACCCTGATTATTCCACGCTGGGTTAGCAATAAACGGGTTTTGCGCCTGGCTCTGTCCCTGGTTTTGTCCCTGAAATTGTTGCCCCTGTTGCTGCCAATATTGATTAACACCCTGATTATTGGCACCCATTTGCGCCATCGGGTTTGTTGCCACCGTTCCTGGGTTATAAGGCTGGTTAGCCATCTGGTTCCAACCCTGGTTTACAGCCTGCCCCGCCTGTTGACCGGCATTCAATATAGCCTGGCTATTCCTCGCCTGGCTTTGTCCCAACTGGTTCAAGAATTTATTCAACCAATCCGGCATCTTACTTCCACCGGAATTGCTATTACTGGTATTACTGCTGCCGCTATCGAGTTTGAATGCCATTGCCCAATCTCCTTTCTAAATCCGCCGATCCCTGCGGGTCTTTCTTTTTCAATCCATCCATCAGCGCCGGCACAACCTTAAACATTATCGCCGCCAGTGTTTCCGCTTCCGGTTTATAAAATTCAGCCAAAACATCCTCAACAATCTGTTGTGCCTCCTGCTCAGCTTCCAACATCAGGTCCTGTAGTTCAAGATTGTTCATACCAACCCCGCCTCTCCGCCTGGAGTAGCACCCGCAGGCATCCCGCCGCCCATAGGCCCGGCCATCGGTACGCCATTACCGGCATTACCTGGCATGGGTTGCAGCGCTCCAGCACCACCACCCGCCTGGTTAGATGTCGGCATCATTCCACCGCTCTGTATCCCCCCTCCCACTTGGGACGCGCCGGGGGTGGGTATGGTTTGCGTAGACTGTTGCTGCATCCGCTGTTTCATCATTTCCCCAACCATCATCTGTATTAACTGCTCTTTATACATATTCCTTACAGCCTGTTGGGGTTGCTCAATGCCCAGGTAACGCTCAAGCCTGTCTTCCAGGCTCAATGTTCCCTCGGTACTCTTTGCCAGGGTGGCATTCATCTGCTCATCTTGCGGCTGTTCAACTTCCAGAATGGCCTCAATATCAAACTGTTCCGGGATCTTCTTGCTGTCAAATTCCTCACGCGCCCCCAAAAGAGAGAACTTGCCGCCATCCTGCCGCACAATCTGCAACGCCAACCACATCGCCTTGCCAATCGCCCACTGCAACCCCTGCTGGTAACTAACCAGTGGAAGCCGACCAGCCTGAGAGAGCAAAGAAACCGTGCTGAAGGTGGCGTTACTCCCCAAACTCTGCCCAAACGCCTGTTTGTAAAACGTGCTTTCAGTCATCAGGTTGGTCATGCGTTCATATACCATCTGCACAGACGGGTCCACAGCCTGTTTGTTCAATGGGTTCAGTCGTTCTCCCCGCTTCAACTTCAAAACACCGCCCATAATATCCCAATTGATATCAACTTTGGCGTTCTCATCGTCACTTTCCAGAATGAACTGAGCAAACGCGCCAATACTGGCCATATTCGTGGCTTCCAGGGTCATTGTTAGGTTTTGAAGCTCCCATATACCGCTTTTCTTAGCGGTATAAAGAACCGGTTGCCGTTTGGCGTAGTCTTTGGAGGTGGTCAGGGTATCATCGCCCTCAAAAGTCTGGAAAACAATCGGTATATCCGGGTAAGCATGCGCAGCCGTCTTGAATTCATCTCCGCTGTCCGTTGTCACGGCGTACTGCTGGCTGTCCCAATACTCGCGCAGGGTTACAGTGTCGGTATCTTTTTTGTCGGCCAGTTTCAATTCCGGGTATGCCGCCCGTACCTCAAAAACATTTGCCTCACGTTTCTGTCCGTGGAAAGACAATCCCAAATCATCCACAGCGGCAAAACACTGCGCCGGCTTGAGTATCTTAAATAATACCGGGGTGCGTTTATATACTTGTTCCAGCCGTTTTTTATCCCTGCCTTGCGCCTGGTCCATCATCACCTTTACACTTTTGACGGCAATATGCAGCTCATCATAGCGAATGGCAGAGCGTGCAGCGTCCTTTTCAATTTGCCGTCCTATTTGGCGGCAAGCCGATGACCATAACATATTTGCCATTTTCTCCAACGCGTCCAAATCCGCTTTGGCTACACCTGTGTTTTTTTCTTCGTTGCATTTGAACCGTGGGGTTGTGGCGGTCAATAAGCGCTCCCCGCCCAATGTGGCGTTACGCGGATCCGGGGACACAACCTTTTCAGCGCCGCTGTAATTGGGCAGGCTATCATCCTCCAGGTTAATCATCTTTTCGATATCTTCGAATACTTCAAGCCGCTTAGGGTCGTATTCTTCAATGTCGTCCAAACGTTTTTTAATTACATCAATACTTAGAAGTCCGTCTCCGGCCATGTCTTTGCTCCATTATCGGGTTTTGTTTGGGCTTTTCCCGTTGTATCGCTTTCGGGTCAACCCAATTGGTTAGTAAGTACGCCAGCGCATCCCACCAGTGGTCATCCTGCCCGTCTGCAATGGTTTCCACGTTGTTTTCGTCGTAAACCAATGCCGGCAAGGTGGTGATCAGTCGGTGGCATGTCTCGAAAATAACCAAACCAGGCAGGCCATTCTCCTGGCGCTCAAGAATGGAGTGTGTTTTGGCTATCTTGTTGCGTTGGTTGTTATCCGCTTTTGTCAGCCGCACGTGGTTATTTCCGTAAATCTCCGCGGTAGAGGTAACAATCTCATCTTGTGTTTGCGCGTTCCACATGCTGGGGTCAGCAAAGTTGAAGGAGAAGTGCTCACCATGCAAGGTGTGCTGCCTGATCATTTCAGCCTGGTGTGGGTCGGTTATGCCACTCTCTCCAATCTCCTTGTAAATAATCACCTGTTTGGTCGCCGGGTCAGTTGCTCCAAACAAACATACAAACGGATCGTTATACCCCCAATCAATCCCGCGCCGGCGCACCCAGGAAAGTGGGATATCAAACGGGGGGCATTTATGCACCATCGGGTTGAATTCGCTGAAAATCTGCCCGGCAAACACATCCCAATCCCCCCAGCGTAACGCCCTGGAGGTTTTTTCATCACGCGCCATCAGCCGCCCTTCATACCCCGGGTCACTCGTGCAAAGTATCTGGTTATCATCAAGAAAAGACGGTATAAACACCGTGCGTTCCTGTTTTCCGTTCGGGTTCGTAATGGTTTTAGGCTCAATTAGCGGGAGCATACAACCTCCCGGTAATTCCAAACATCATCCGGTACCATAAATGGCCAATGCTGCCCGGGTTGGATGTAAAGAGGGCAAACGGCACCGGTATTTTACTGGCCCGGCTGCGTCGGTTTCGGGTAAGCAAATAATCAACAATAGACCAGGTGAATTGGGTCGCCTCGTCAAAGATCAGAATATCAAAGGCCTGGCTTTGGTAAGAGTGCTTGTCCTTGTCATACTGGCAGTGGCAAAATCGAAAAGCCGGTGCGTCAGAGTTGGTCCAGTCCTCATCGTCAATAAACTCAGCCAATCCACCCGTAACCGGCGGGAAGGTCCATAGATGCTTGCTGCTGTTGTACTTGGCTCCGGCCAGCGGGAAGATGCTTTTCGAGCGGTCAATCGGTCCGTCCGATCCTTCCAACTCCGTGAATTTGCGCCGGAACATGCCAACCTTTACCCCTGGTATCGTCATGCAGGCAATCAGCCCAACCGCTACATCCAATTCGCTTTTCCCCCCGCCAGCCGCGCCGCCGTATCCAATCATGGGGCAAACCGGCGCGTAGGCTTCCCCACCCATCCATGCCAAATCCAACCCGCAATGCTGCAAGGCTAAAAACTGCTTGGGCTGCGCAATCGACCAAATCTCATTTGGCTGCTTACGCCCCGTTCCCATCCTCATCCGCAACTCCGCTTTGTCCGCTTCCGGCCATTGTTGAAGTCTGCGCAAGGAAGGCGGCAAGTTCTCTGGCAAGGTCACCGGTGAGATCAAGTTTTATACCATCCGTTTCGCTCTGTGCATATTTCAGCCAGTCCAGTAAATCCCGTTTAGTGCGAATGGTGGTGCCCCGCGTTCGTTGGCGCACCACCCGTTTTGCAATCCGCAGCCGTTCAGCCTTTTGAGCTATCCCTAACATCAAACTCAGCCGGTCAACTTCTTGAGAAAACATGTCGTTTGTTTTCCAGCGGTCTATGGTTCGGCTGTCAACCCCAACCGCTTTAGCCGTTTCTTTAATTGTGTGCCCTTCTGCCAGCATTTCGGCAGCTTTGCACTGTTCTTCGCTCCATGTGATATTAGGTGGTTTTTCCGACATATTAACGACATCCTGTTATTTCGTGTTTCTCCGTGCCGTTGGCATCCGTGGTGGGTGTAGCGTGTTGTTTTCCTGCCGAACTTCCTCAATGGCTTTACGAGAGTATTCATCATGCTTGCCAATTTCATTCAAAAGCATGTCAAGCTTTTTGTCCGAAAGTTGAATGTTTTGGTTTACAACCTGGATGCTTTGATTAAGTACGTCAAACGCGCGTTGTTGTTCTTTTTGTAAGGCGCTCATAAATTCATGAGTTTTCGTGGTCAGCTCGGATTGAAATCGCATCATGGTTGCAAGTTGCGCTTCAGACATAGCGTCCCGCTTAGCGCCTTGTTCTTCTTGCCAGGTTCGCTGGTCTTCAATCTCCTTGTTTTTTTCGGAGCGATATTGCTTGAACTCATCCAAAGCAGTTTTCACCAAACTGCCAAACCAGCGCAGAAGCAAAATAACAAAACCCATCACCAGAATTAGTCCACCCCACTGCAACCAGGTGAAACTTGGTATTGCTCCTAAAATACCTGTCTCCGGCATGTCAGTCCTCGCCCCTGGGTTCTTCGATCCGCTCAGTGTAAGGTGGCTTGAACGGGTTCAGGTCTCCGTATAATTCGGCAGCATTGTCATAAATAGATTTACCAAGCGATAAGACAACCGCCGTCCAAGCCAATCCAACCACACTGTCACTGAGCAAATATCCATATCCGCCCAGGATGGAAGGATCAACAATCAATTTCACAAGCAGGGATATTGCCAGCCAACCAATCAGATAAGGAATAACCATTGTGGTATAAAACTCAGCCAATCGGTCAAACTTGAATACCTTCATCCGGATGGCCAAAGCCACGCCCAGAAGCACATCAAGAACGATCAACCCCAACAGCGCCAGCGCAAAGGGTTTCAAGCCTACAAGCGCGGCAAGTAAAACAGTAAGTACACTTTCCATTTCTAACCTCCTGAAAATTAACAAAAAAAGACCGCCGCGAAAAATCTCGCAGCGGTCTATGGCCGTTTACTTATTATATAATACCAATATTAGAAAAAATTTCAACAAACAGGTTTGGATAATTGTATCAAATTTATTCTTGAATACTTAAATTTTTTTTCAGATAAGCAGCATATTAGTAAATCAAAAAATTACTTGGTTATTTTTTTGTATTTTAGTAATTCTTTGCTTATACTAAGTAAGATCATATACAATTGTTTTTATGGGTTATTTTCCACAAGATTATTTAATAAATAAATTTAAGGAAAAATGAATTCCATTTTCTCCTATGGCTGAAATAATCTTGTTGAAAATCAAAAATTTTTTTCGTTAATCGCAAAAAAAATACAGAGAGGTAATATGGCAGAACAAACAACAAATTCACCCTCATTACAAGATTTTAATCTTCTAAAAAAACACGTTAATAAAGCAACTGTAGATCGGAGACAAAATGCAGGGTCTTTAGGATTTTATTTCTTTGCAATAGACTTAATTCTAAATATTCCTGAAGATGATATAGAAGATTCGATCACAGATACTTATTATTTATCCAAAAAAGAAAATACTACAGCGGGACACGACCGTGGAATAGATGCTTTATATATTGACGAAAGCGATAATCCCCCAACCGTTCATATATTTAATTGTAAATACACTGAAGATTTTAAAAAAACATCAAATCATTTTCCTTCTAATGAAATTGACAAGGTAGTAGGATTTTTACAATCAGTTGTTAGTCAAAACACAAACATAAAAAGCGAAATTAATAATCATCTTTATTCAAAAGTAGAGTATATTTGGAACATTTTCAAAGTTCAAAATCCAAGATTTGTTATCCACCTTTGTTCTAATTATTATAAAAACCTTGAGTCATCTGAAGCAAAGCGTTTTACAAATGATATAACTAGATTTTCTGATACAAAAATCCAATATCACAACATGACAGATTTTGTTTCTAGATTAACAGAAAAAGGGAAACAAATTGTTAACGCTAGATTTAGAGTTACTGACAGAAGGTTTTTTGATAAAAGTAGTGGCGAACTTCGTGCAATAATAGCAGAAATAAACGCAATTGATCTATTACGAATAGTTATTGACAATGAGACAATTCGGATGAATTGTGATTGGACAGATGATGAAAGTCTAAGAAAAAATCCAATTTTAGAAGACGCTTTTGAAGATAATGTTAGACTTTATAAATCTCGCTCCAATATTAATAAAAACATAAAAGCAACAGCTTTAAGTGATGATTCCCAAAAATTCTTTTATTACAATAACGGAATAACACTAACCTGTACTAATTTTAGTTATCAAGATAGGAAAAATACCATTGTAGAGATTAACGATCTCCAGGTGGTGAATGGTTCTCAAACGATCCACGCTCTTTATCATGCTTTCTTAGAAAGGCCAGAACAATTTGATAATATAGATTTATTAATTAAAATATATGAAACCAAGAACAAAGAATTAGTTAATAATATCGCAGAATATACAAATAGTCAGAACCCTGTAACAAGCAGAGATATAAGATCTAATGATAATTTCCAAAAGAAAATTGGAATTGAACTTCGTGTGAGTGGGTACTATTATGAAAGAAAGAAAAACCAGTATCCTACTCAACCGATAAATAATAGAATAGATATTGAAAAAGCTGGCCAGGCATTATTAGCATTTAAAAACGGATTGCCTGCGGATGCAAAAGACAAGAAGCGAATAATTTTTGCCGAAAAATATGATGAAATTTTTTCAGAAGATATAACAGCTGATTTAATATTGCTCATATACAGACTTTATCAAAGTATTGAAGCGAATAAAATTGAACGAAAAAAAGAGATTTTTGACCAACATGAAAATTATGAGGAGGAATCGTTTATCTTACATGCCACATATTACATTCTATATGTTCTTTCTAAGTACGCCGATAAATTAGGAATTCCTAAAATAAATGATAATTTTCAAGATATAATTCATTATTACCCTGACGCAATAAATAACATTAAAAAGGCTATTGAACAAAGAAAAAATGAACTCACAGGGTTTAAGGAAACATATAACCATCGCACATTCTTTAAAGAATATGATGCAAAAAGAATTTTAGATAGAATAATTTAAAAATGAAAATCAATAAAAGGTCATTGGATTTTCAATGACCTTTTTGTTTTAATTACCAAACCCATTTTCACCGAACTTTTCTGTTTCGTTACCCCAGGTCACCCAGCCTTCTCGCTTATTTCTTCCAAACAGCTCAATTCGTGGGCCAGGGCTGCACGCTTCAATGATAGGATACTGTTCATCTGGTTTTCTGGAATGCTCTCGCTTTTGAGAAATTATCATATTTTCTTGTCGCCGACCTGGTGCTAAGGTTCGCAGGCTGCCATGCACACCAAATAAAATCACTTCAGTTACATTACGAAAATAAAAACCTACACCACGTCTATCCGGTCCCCCGTCCTTCCGTACCTTATACCAAATCAGCATCGTCTTGTATTCAAAACCCCATGAACGCATCACGTTTAGCCCTAAATCAATTAACGCATTCGGCACCCACAAATACAAATGACTTTGGGGCAATGCCAATTGGTTTACTGGCATATTAATTATCTCGTCATTTGTCATTGTTCCATACCGGAAAAGTCTTTTATGCTCTGGGGCCATCTTACCTGTTCTGTTTGTAAACTTCCACGGTGGATCGGCTAAAATAGTTCCGAATTTTCCCAAAGCCAACAAATCTCCAAAATCAGTAGTCATTACACATCCTCTACATATAATTCTTTTTTAATTCCAAAAACCAATACCGGACAACCACCACCAGCGCCACCTTCCAAACGAGGTATTAATTTTCCCATGTGTGTCGTGGAATTTCCGTATGATGAACCGCGTCCTAAATCATTAAAAATTTCTTGTAAATTATCGCACCTGGTAATAATAACACCAACACTGATTGCCCGTAATTCAAACAACATTCTGAAATTATTTAAATCTCGATCATAAAATGGATCTTTATTATTCCATTCGAGTTCTAAAGCAATTCGGTTTTTATAACAATCGATCTTATGGGTTGGAGAATCGTACGCATGTTGGTCAATTAAAACACTCACATCAAATCCCTTTTCAATCCAACCACGTTCATTGAATTTCAAATCAATATATCCTGCAAGTGTAGATTTATTTCCACCACCAACCGATATATACGATTTCAACAAACGGAAATTCATTAAGATTTCAATAATATCATTCCACTCTGATGGAAAATCATTTTCCAATATTGCTGAAGCATGTCGCCATTCGTGAATTTCGTAATGAGATTTAATAAATTCAGGAAAATGATCTGTCACCATGACTATTTATTTTCTCCCTGTATGCGAGATTTGATGTTGAACTCAATTATACAAGAATAAATAAAATAAACTTTCAAAGTGACATACAAAATAGTTAAATAAACGGCACTAACCAGCGGTAAAGCTCATCCACCAAAATGCCCAAATCATTTTCACCAATTCTTCCCCTGGTTTCATATCGCTTCGATACCTGCGCCAACCAGTTTCTGATGGCTGTTTTCATCCGTTCTTCCCGTTCAACCATCAGCACCTTTTTAGAATACTCCGAAACATCATCGAGAGAAGACTTTAAATTTTCATTTCGTAATAATAGTAAATCATAGGTAACTTGAAGAGATGCCAATGATTTTTGTAAATCAGCGATAATTAGATCGCGTTGTTCTATGGTGGAATTCACCAAGCTGGTTATTTCTTCTTTGGAAATTAATGACTTTCCACCCAAATCACCTGCAATATATTCACCTTGTCTCTCACTCATAATTTCCTCCAGGAAGCATTGGTGGCATAACACCCATGCGATAAGAATTCTCAATTTGTGGAACCAACCAGGCTCCAACTGTCGCGTTATTCATCAAAACCAAATCGGATAACAAACTATTCTCTATTGATTTTATACCAATTTCCGCAGCTTCCAAAACGGCTTTCAGGTACAAAGCCAAAGCCCGCCAGCGTTGCCGCTCAGCCTGTTCAAGTGCGGCAATGATAGCCGTTTTTCCGTTGCGCGGTCTGCCTCCTGGTGTATATCCAAATTCTTCAGCCACCGGCATAGGTACATGGATCCTGTAGCGCTTTTCAGATATCTCAAAACCAATCACTACCTGATCACCCTCCCAGCCATACATAAACCGGGAAGCGCCATACTTTTTCAATATCTTTTCAATCTCTGCCTTAGATCGATCCACCGGGACGGAGGTTTCGGCAGCATACTTACCGGTTGTTGCCATGTGTTTCATCCTTCCTGCCACTGGAAAAATAAGGTGGCGGTTCAATTCTGTACGGGATTTGATAAACCTCTCCCCGTTTCATGGTAATTACAACTTCTCCAAATCCGGACCGGGTTTTAACTTCGTCCAAAGCAGCCATCAAGTCCAATAACTGCTCAGTGGACATCCCCAAAATACGCGCCAAAACCTCTTCCATAGCCGTTTGTTGCTCACTTTTCCTCTCTGGTTCCTCGTCGCATGTAAAAGTTTTTCTCATCCTGGAATTCCTTCAAAAAATCAGACTTGTTGCCTAAATGACTATGCGCAAAATATTAGCGCCTGTTTTTATTGTTGTGTCTGGCCAGTACCGCCGCTTTTCTGTGTTGGTGCCGGTTGCCAATAAAGGTCGCCAGTACTTCCGGTTCTTTTTTCTCTTCTGGGCTGCCAGTCAAAACGGCGTTGTCAATATCCCGGGTAGTTTTCACCAGCATTGCCTCTCTTGCCTTCTCTTCATTTATAAACTGTTTGCTTTCTTCAGATAAATCCGGTTCCAAATCCGGATTTTCATGCAAAGCCTTCAACGGCCCAAATGGATCATTCACCAGTGTTAATGTTCCATCCCGGTGAATAATTTGCATCACATTATCACTATTCATGGTTTTCCCCTTCCTTTTCTTCAGTAGATAACTGCGCGTTTACCATGCGTTTGATCAAATCCAGCGTTGACAAACAATCCCCCCGTGAAGAGTGGTCACCGCCTTGCAGTTTATGCCACCGATATTCCCCGTGGTACATATCCCATTCCCCAACAAATCGAGCATATTGCAGCATGGCACATTCCCAATCACTCTTGACCAAACCGTCCGAACTATATTTCGATTGATACAATATGCGTTTATCAAATGCAGCATTATAGGCAATCACGGTATGGCCATCTAATATGTCTCTCAAACATTCGTGCAAATGCGCATACCGTGGAGCAAACTTCACCATCTCTTCATCAATATGGTGAACCTGCTTTGCGCCTTCACCAATCTCGCAACGCGGTCTTACCAGACTATCCAGTATCACCCGGTCATCCAGGTCTATAACACACACCTGCACCACCTCATCTTCTTCGCCCAATCCGGTGGTTTCGGTATCCAGAATAAAAGCATTTTTTTTGTTCAATGTATTGCGCGCCCATAAAATCGCATCATCTCTGTCGTGTTCCATCATTTCGGTTTCCATATCACCCTACCTTATATAAACGTATAACGTTATTCATTTGTTCCATCCGCCGGCATCTCAATTTTCCAGCTCTTAACCGGGTTATTATCTCGGTCAACGCCAACAATCAGGCCGGGAAGAATGTACGAACTTTCAACAACCGGGATGCCTCGCAGCGTATGGCAAACGCCAATCTTAGGGTCGCTGTCTATAACCTGAACGGCTTTTACCCTCTGCAACAACACCTCCAGGGTTTCGTTCGCCAACACAATTGCAACAATACTCGCGCTTTCGTTTGGGAGCGGCAATTTATTCAGCAATTCAAATTGAGGCTTGCTAAAGATATCGGTTTCCTCAAACCATAGACCGTCTTTCATTCTTTTACCACCACTTCTGGACCAGCTCGATACATACTCAGCTTTATCCGCACAATAAAATATAGAAAAACCAACAGTGGCAGAGCCAAACAAACAATCAATTTTTTCATATTCAATCTCCTTCTATGTACTCAATCCCGGTCACTAAAGAAAATTAACATAACAAAGCAGATATCAGCGCTTCAGCAGTTTTGCCAGGCACGGCATTGCCGATCTGTTTTACCTTTTCAGAACGGTTTCCAAAAAATTTGTAGTCTTTAGAAAACGACATCGCCGCGGAGAGTTCGTGGGGTTGCAGCATCCGAAAGCGAATATCTACAATCGCTCTACTGCCATCCTGGAGAGGTAACACCAACCCGAACCTATCTTTGCTGGTGATGGTGTCAAGTGGTTCATTGATGCTTTTTGCCTGTCCGGTTCCGTAATATTCAACAATGAACGGTTCAACCAATCCAAACTGATTGTTTGTTGCTACAGTCGGCATTGGATCGTCAACCGAACGAACACGCTCACCACCTTCGTAACTGGCACCGTGGTATGAAACAATAAACGGCTGAACCATTCCCCAGGCATCTACGGATGTTACGGTCGGCATTGGATTGTCAATCGAAAAGGATCTGTTTTCGTCCTTTCCGTGATTGCAGGCAACAATAAAGGGCTCTACAAGATATAAATGCTGGCCCTGTGCGGTTACGGTAGGCAATGGATCTTCGATGGAACCCGCATTTGATTCTCCGTACATTTTCACCAAGTACGGTTGGACCAGGGATATCGCGCCGGCACCCGCCACGGTTGGAATAGGGTCGGATACCGATCTTGGAGATGCTCCACTTTGTTGGCCAATGACAAACGGCAAACCGCTGTATTTTTCCAGGCCACGCATTATGCGCCGCATCGTGTTTACGCTCAAGGCTTTTTTTCGATCAAAAATACTTTTTCCAGGGATGGTCCAATCAATTACATCCCTGGCCGGCTTCCATGTTTGGCGTTTCCCAAACAAATCCGCACCACCGGTTTTATGATGTGTCGGCTCTGGCCAATTCACCTTTTTCCCTTTGCGTGCCAAAATAAACAACCGTTTTCTTGTCGTTGGGTCGCCAAAATCGGCACAATTAATCACCCTGTCGCTCACGCTGTAACCCATAGCACGAAGAGAGGAAAGAAAGGCTCGATAGATGCGCCCTTTTAGTTTAAGAATAGGTGTCTGCCAATGACATTTCTTGGAGTGCTGTTTGATATCCTTATCAATCCCAACCCCGCAATTGCAATCCTCGTACAGCGGCCCCCATTCTCGAAATTCAGGAACGTTTTCGATCAGCACATTCTGAATATTGACGGCTTCACACCATCGAATAACATTCCATGCGGATGCGCGGGATTGGTCAGATTTTGGCTTTCCGCTTCTTGCTCTGGAATGATGCGTACATTCAGGGGAAGCCACCATGATATCAAGATATCCACCTGGTACAACCTTACGCGGATCAATATCGTCCAGGTTGCTATCCTTATGTACGGCCCAGGGATGATTGGCAGTATGGGTTGCGATGGCAACTTTCCAATGGTTGATAGCCAACAAATCAATATCTTCTGTTGTATACCCACGTTTTTTGAGCGCACGCACCAAACCGGTTGAAGTTCCACCAGCTCCACAAAACAAGTCAGCGGCATAGATCATCCCTTCACCCCCAAAATACCCAGCGCCTTTTCCACATCGTCAAATCGCAATCCATACAACCCATTCACCAGCACTAACCGGGCAGATGTAATTTCAGCGCTCTCGTCATCCAAAATAACGTAATTGTTTACGTCCGGATGTTCACCCAACCACTGATAAATTTCCTCCTGGCGGCCTTTCGCTTGGTATACTCCCAAAACTCCAGGTCCTTTTTTTCCCATCGGAGTAACCCCAATTGGATTTTTCATAACGCCGCTGAAAGCGAATTTTTGCGCCAGGTCTTTGGTGCTCATCGAGTACCGCCAATTAGAAGTGATTACAATTTCGCAGTTCCCCTTTTTGGTAAGTTCGTTCAGGGCATCCACGCAATACGGATAAAATCCAAATAGATCGTTTCTATTTTTCAGCGGTACCAATACGCCGTCTATATCACAAAAGATTATGTTCATCCCTTCCCAGCTTTCCGCATATCCCTAGCTTCCAAATATTCATCAACTCGCTGGGTAGTCTCACCACCGCCGCTTCCCAACACAATCAAAACCGCCAACGCCGCCAATAACAACAAAACCACCACCACCACCAATCCAATAACTAAATCTTTTGTGAGCATTCTTCCACCTCGCTATCTGAATTTCAGTAATTCAAATTCATGCTTTATTCAACCTTCTCATTGCCAAAATCATTTCAGTACATCTCTGCTGAGTCATAATCGGTTTTCAGGTTCAATCCATTTCATCCCAATTACGTTGAAAAAGTCACACTCTTCCAGTGTTTCCATTGTTTCTTCTCCCCTCCACACTCGCCCGTTTTCAACCCGCAGGTTGCTGGGTAATAATCCGCCTTTGTTGCGCTGTGTAACAACTTTTCTGCCAAAAGCAGGGCCGCCGGTGCGCAGGGTAAAAATAACGCCCCATTGTTCCGGGCTAGTTATAAAAACATCGTGCTGCACCTCGCCAAGAAAAGCCTTTATGTAATGCTCTCCGCCCATTTCCACCCGATATCCGTTTTTCAATAGCAGGGTTTTTATTTTCAGACTGCTTCTGGCATCCGGCAATAATCCATCTGCCACCGGTATACACACAATCTCAATATCGCCAACGTCCATTTGCCGCCGGCGTAAACTGCCAGCAATGCGCACCCGTTCGCAAACGCTTTCAATAACATTCATAATCCTGGAGGCGTGTTTCATTGCCACCGGGTAAGCTAATCGTTCCAGTGTTTTACTCATGTTCAATCCCCCTCAAACAGAATTCAATCTTTGTTATTTCTGCACTGCGCTCTTTTTCATACACTGTCCATATCGCCGGCCATAACCGCATAATGGTTCCGTTCATCCGTTCAAAAATCATCCTGGCCGCAAACTCGTTGTGTACTGCCAATGTCAAAACGCCGTCTCTAAAATCAACAGCCTTTATGTCTTTTACCCATGTGTCAAAAAAAGATTTCTGAGTATTAGCCTGTATTTGTCCCCGTAAAAGTTCCCACGCCGCGCGCAGCGCTGTGTCTTCTTTTGTTTCTTCTTTTTTAATGTCTCTTAATTGTATATTCATGTTGCTTTCTGCAACACCTCCTGTGCAGAAAGCAACACCTCCTGTGCTTTTGCTGTTGCTTTCTGCAACTCCTTTTACATCATAGGTGTTGCTTTCTGCAATACCTCTTTTATCGTAGGTGTTGCTTTCTGCTACACCTTTTTTGTCTTTGGTTTTGCTTTCTACCGCCAAAACAGACCGCAATTTCACCTTGTCGGTGATGGCGTAAATATGCGGAGTGTTGCGTACAAGCGGGGTTGTGTCCACTACATATTTGTTGTCTACCAGTTCGGCAATATGCCGAATAATGGTTGACCGGTTCAGTTTCAGTCGGTCAGCCAGGGTATCCATACTCGCTTTGCATACCCCATCCCGCATCTGGGCATAACGCCACATAATGCCAAACACCGCCGCCGGAACCAATCCGGTCTCATCAATAATCACATCGATCAGGGGCGTAAAGCCGCTTAGTTCCTGCTCAATCTTCCGCGTCATCGTTTTCGCTCTCCTCCTCAGGTTGGTTTACATTCACAATAAAGCGGCCATCGTCAATCGTTACCGCGCCAATTCTCTCCAATTCGTTCATCACAGCTCCGGCCCGAGTGTAACCAACCCGTAACAGTTTCTGCAGAATGCTGATATTTACGGTTTCTCTTCCGGCAATCAAATCCACAGCCTGGTTTGCCAAACTATAAAGGTTGTCGTCATCCTCCTGGTCTGGGTAGGTCAGCGCTTTCACTTCAACGTTTTTAGCGGCAAAAATACTCAGTTGCCTTATGGCCTCCTGTTTCTGCGAGAGCTCCGGGTTCCATGCCCCTCGCCTGCCCAAAACAGCAGAGAATTCAACCAGATCAGGCCGGTCAATCGTCCAGCCATTCGGGCCATAGCGGATATACGCCAAAGCATGGTCAACCATCGCCTCGCGTATCTCGTCGCTGCCATCCACAAATAGCTTTTTGGCAAACCACAAAATAAAATCACCGTCAATAAAGGCTCTCACGGTCTTTGGCGGTCTCACCGCTTTTGAATATTCGGTAATCGCACCGCTGCTGTTAGGTTCCTTACGGAAGATAGTCAGCAATACCAATCCCTGCGCGGCAATAAACGGATAATACCGCTTCACCACCCGGTCTATGGTATGGTTCACCAGCTCGGCCTCATCAGTACTCAAAACCTCCCAATCAGCATCAAAGAATTTCTTCATTCCATATCCTCCTGCATGCTATCGTTCTCTTCTGGCCGCAGTACAACCTCCCCTCCCACCTGGGACGCGAAGCGCTCCGAGCTTTGCGAGGAGTGGTCGGGGGTGAGTCCGTTATCAAAACGATCATGTCTAGCTCTGGGTGGTGTTGGTGGCAAGTGCTTTTTTCTCGGTGCCGCATCAAACAAACCCGGCTGCTGCTGCGCATCTTCAGTCGGCAATTCAGCATTCGCGGTCACATCCATAGCCCGTTTGGTTTCCAATATCCGCATCGCATAACTGGTGTACCACTCCACAAACGCGTTATATTCATGCCGGTTAAGCGGTAAAAAGTAACCAACATCAGAAAGTGAGCAAATCAACTTTCCTTCATTGCGCATGTCAAAAATTGTGTCCCTTACCTGCCGCCCGGTCGCTTTTTTACACATCGGGTTTTTCTGTATGGCATTCAGCAAATCCGGCAACAACACAGCATTGGCCATTCCGGTCGCGTTTTCCAAAGCCCGCAAAATGGTACGCCTCAGGCCTGGCGGGGTTGCCTCAATTTCTTCTCTGTACTTCCTCCTCCGGTCAATCAGTTTCTTCATGGCCGTACCTCCTGCGGTAAACCATCTCATTTTTCACTTTTTCCAAATCAAAGAAAGCCAATACTTTATCCGTCAGGCTGCGTTCACCTTTTATCATTTTGCAAAAAGTGTTGTAATTCACATCCATCCTGAAAGCCGCCGCTTTCTTGCTGTTTCCCAGTTTTCTTACCAGTTCAAACATCAAAGTGCGCACACTCTCAGGCGGGTAATTCAAAAACTCCAATCGTAAGGCGGTTACCTCTTTATCCAAAAGGTTGTTGTACTCGCACAGAGTGTCATTTTCTTCAAGACACAAAGTGTATTTGAGCGCCATGTCGTTCAATTCCGATCGTAGTAAGGCAACTTCATCACTCATTTAGCCACCTCCAATGTGTCAACAAAAATCGCATACACCCAGCCCGGCACTTTCCCAAAAGTCCGTCCAAGCTCATACCCGCGAAAAATAACGTTACGCAAATAACTGATAGGGTTTTTGATATCGCATGCCGGTATGCTGGTAATTTCCCGCCAAACCTTGTCTATCTGGTCGGTCAATACAAACATGCTCAGCTTGCCATCATGGAAGCACACATATGTCCAGTTTCCAATGGCGGGGTTGAACAATTCAATAGATGGTCCCTTTTTGCACTTTCCCGGTCCATAAAACATCCCGGAAACAGTAGCCGCGTTATCTCCATGCCGCACGGTCGAATGCAGGTTCAACTGCCCAACACCCAAAAGGATCCCAATGGCAAAACAAATCCATGCCAGCCATAGAAAACCCCGCCTCCTACGCCCAGGGTGAGAAAAAGAAATGCTTGTGTTCATTGCTCACCCTCATTTTGTTTCGACACTATAAAACCACCAGGAATATCCCAATCAACGTCAGGATAATCAGGCCTCCTTTGGGTGTCATTTTCGTCATAGGCAAAATGCACCAGTTCATCAGCCGCCCAGTTCAAAGCAACACTGGCTGCAGCCAGGTCACCGGCATCGATCATCGCTTTGGCGTTATCAATCGCCCGTAAAATACTGTTTATCATAATTAATCTCCTTTACAATTCGCCGCGTTCTATCTTCCACGCAATCAAAACCTGGCAGGCATCCAACCGCTTATGCAGTTCCTTACTCGCTTTTTCCTCGCCGTGATCAAAAAAATAAGCCTCTATCTCACCGACAATCCACTTCAATTCGGCAATGTTCAACTCGGAATAAGTTTTACCGTCCAGCTTTCGACGCCACTTCCCAGCCTCAATCACTTCAACGGGCATACTATCATTCCCGTCTGGCCGCGGTACACTCTCCCCTCCCACCTGGGACGCGAAGCGCTCCGAGCTTTGCGAGGAGTGGTCGGGGGTGGGTCTATTATCAAAATCAACTTCCTCAAACATCCCATCCACAGCGTCTTCCTCCCCGGTCAACAGTCTAATCTCTGGTGCAGCCTGCAAACTCTCATGGCTCATCCGCGTCAGTTTCTTTTCAACCCATTCAGGAGCAGCCTCAACGGATATCAAACTTTTCAACTGTCTGCCAACCGGCGTATTCACCCACTTATTCCGCCGTCGTAAAATCAGCGGAACCCCGGCAATCACACCGTGGTTGATCTTCTTCACGGCCTCAAGCTGCTGTGAAATATTCAAAATATCCCAGGTGCTGCCAGTGTGCACCGTTACGTAAGCGGTGCGTGCCAGTTCCCAGATAACAATCTTCAAACGGCCATAGTTCTCCAGCTTTACCTCAATCCGCTGGCCGGCCTTTTTGCCAAACTGTGAAACATAAGAACCAACCACATCGCCCGGCGGGTTGGCAACTTTATTGCCGTTCTTGTCCACACCGTTCAAAACCATCAATTCGCCGTTCTGCACATTCATCCAATAGGCCATGTATTCGCCATCAGAGCGGGCAATCAATTGTCCGCCTTTTCTGCGTGCGTCACGGCCGCCGGTGTATGCCTCTTTCCAAGCATCCCAAACCCGGTTGATATTGTTGAAAGGCAAAACAAACTTTATCTCAGTCGGTTTATCCGGGTAAAGCTCGGCAAACCGTGCAATAGCCTTTTCGTCGTTAAACTCAACTCTGAAATAATCCAGGTCTACAAAATGGCCGCCTTTATCGTCGTCAATCCAATCGCCCTTGCGAATGTTCCCAATCTCCGGGAAATTCGCACCACGGTCAGTCAGTCCAACAATCGGCATCACAACCCCCTTTCGATTCGTCTGCATATACGTTGCACTTTCATATCACCTCTGCTACAATTGAGGGGAACTCCGGTTAGAGTTTCACCCAAAAGCCTGCGCCAGCGGGCTTTTTATTTTTTCAATAAGGCTTCAGCTTTGCTGCAAGCCCACGCCAAAAAAGCGGTAAACACACACGCCATGCATAAAAACCTAAAAACATACATCAGGGTTAGTACTGTTTGGTTTAGTTCCATCAATCTCCTTTCATGGTCTTGTCTTGGCTCCCGCTGCTTCCAGGTGGCGGGTTATTTCCTGTAATCTGTCCAAAACTCTGGCCTTTGCTTTGGTGCTGTCTGCGGCATTCAGGCTTTCATCAAAGAGAATTTTTCTCATTTGTAGGGTTGCCTCAATGCTGTATTCGGCGCTGGTCTGAACAGCTTCGTAAACATGCTGCGGTAATCGTTGTTTGCGGGGTGTCATAATCGCTCCTTGTAAACTCCCGCTAACCTCCCGCTAACCTCCAAGTAACTTATTGCGCAAGGCTTCTGGTAAAGTAGCTACATGAGCGGTAATCAAATCTTCCAATGTAGCCTTTGGGTTTTTCTCAGCCAGGTCAGCGCTGGCTTTGAAGGCATCCCGGTAAATGCATACATCCGCGTAATACTCCGGAAGCAGCTCCCCGTATGCCTCATACCCATCCATGCCCAGAAGAACAATCAGCCGGTCCAAATGGTTTTCCATCTCGCGCCGGGCCTTCTCCATCACAAAACGGTTTTGTTCGGCCAGCTCAGCGGCAATCCATCTGCAAGAGCGAATGGTCTTGTCAGCCATGTGCGCATTCATACCCCGATGCTCGCGGCGGTAACGGGCATCATTCATCGGCCTGCCAGAGGTCATGCGGCACCAACCGCTTCAACTTCCGCCAATGTCGGGTGTTCTTCAATCCGGCGTTGGAATTCACGGTCAATCAGTTCTCCCAAACTGCGGGAAACATCTTTATTCGCGTGCGCCAGCTCCACCAGCAAATCGGTAAAATCTCGGATAGTACAGCGGTTGCTCATCGCCATCGCTTCCAGTTTCGCCTTTTGCTTTACGCCTATGCGGATTAGTTTGCTGTCTCCGCCGACCAACAATTGTGTTCGTTCCATTTGTGCTCCTTTTGATAATCGTCAAATGTTTTGTTCTTTATGTCAAATGTATTTAACACTATTATAAGCAATTGTAAACAATTGTCAAGTACATTTAACACATTATCCAACTTGTTTAACAAAATTGGTGTCATAATGTTCAATATGGTTGACAAATTTTCGACTTGGCTTGTTTCAGAATTAAATAAGCGCAATTGGTCACAAGCAGAGTTAGCGCGCAGAGCAAGAGTTAGCAGAGCATCAATTAGTGGCTTGATATCTGAAATTCACAATCCAGGTATTGATATTTGTAATGGGATTGCATCGGCTTTCAACTTGCGCCCGGAAGAGGTTTACCGTGTAGCCGGTCTGTTACCACCCTCAAGAGAAATCGATCCTGGAACAATGGAATTGGCACACCGTATTTCCCAGCTTCCCCAGGAAGATCAGGATTTCATAGATACACTCATCATTACCCTGTTAAACAAGAAGGGGGTCAAAGTAACCAAAATTGAAGAAGTTCAAACCACTACCACTCCACCAGCAAAGAAAACTACAGTCAAGAAGCCACGCGCTCAAACTACTTGAAACGCATCTTCAAAAACTCGTTTACCTGTCAGTAAAACTACTGGAATACAAAAACGCGCCGCAGGGTAAACTGTTTATCAAATTCTCAAAATACTACATCCTGGTACTCGTCGCCATCTCCCCGCTGTTTACCCAATCAAATTCACCGCTAACCTCAGTCCTCATATTTGCCGGCGCGTATCCCATTGCCTACATCCTCCTATCTTTCAACAGGTTATTCAACCATGTCAGAAGAACAACCTAATTCCAACCAGCTCTCACAACTTGAAGAAACAGAATACATTCGCAAACTAGAAAAGCGTGTAAAAAAACTGGAAGCTCATTACGCAATGCTTCATCCTACTCGTTTGACAAGTGAAAAACAAATGACCAGAATATGGGCTGTTATTGGTTACTCTGTTTTTTGGGGAATAATTCTTGGTCCATTTGTACCGGCAATCATTACTTTTATTGCATTGCGAACGGGAGCTCAATAATGGACAACCTGGAAAGAATCCATGAACTGGAAGATCGCATAGAAGAACTGGAGGAAAAGACACAATTGCTAAATCCTTCCGGTCTAACCTCGAAAAACTTCTTTACGCGCCTATTAACTATATACGGATATCAAATGGTAGGTGCCCTAATATTTGGCCTTATAGGAGTTGTTATTTTTGTAATTGTTACTATTTCTGTAACCGCCGATGCTTTTGCAAAATCAACACCACTTCCAAACGGCTACTTTTCAACCCAGACATATAAAACTCAGGTCGCCAAAATAAACACAATTCAGCCAACCCAAATCAAAATGCCCCAAACCGGGCAAAAGTTAGGGGTTGTATGTTCTTCCGCTGGCACTTACCCGTCATTCCATCAAAACCCATACGTCACATCCAGAATAAGCACCCCAACCGTAAAAACAGAATGTTATGACTATTACGAAATAAGCGATGATGAAGAATGGGTCAATACATATTTCGGCTGGGTATATATAGCAGACTACCAGCTAATGAAAGGATCAAATTCACAACAATAATTTTTTTATCTAAGGCTTCATTACCCTGTACCTTATCAATCTACCTGAGTCCTGCTCTCTGCCAACTCCTCAATGACAGTTCACTCCAGTTGACAAACTGTCAATTGCCCCTTACACAGATGAGGTCGCAGGTTCGAGCCCTGTTCCGCCCACA